ATAGCGAAAATGTTATGGTTGCAAGCACTTATACATTTGGCTCAACCACCGTTCCTCTTGTTAATCCTCTTGGTTATACACACGCGGCATATTTCAATCTCAGCGCTTCCACCAGCCATTAAAGAAGCAGCAATCCTTGTTACTACCGCTTTTCTTAAAGTTCGTGGCGATTCATCTATGACTATGAGCATTAGCACAAGCGCAAGCCCAAGCACACCCGGCAAAGATAAACTTAGCGATGAGATATTTCTTGCTAAAGACTTGCTTCAGCCTTACCGCAGGATTAGATAATGGCAGTAGGTCGCAAAGAAGCCAGAGATACAATTGCTACCTTCATCCAGCCACCGCAGGTAGATGGTATCAATCAGGTCTTTACCTCGTTTCCTAAGCGTATTAACTTTGAAGTTAATGCTTTGCCTTCCCAAAAGAATCGTTGTGCCGCAATAGTTTTTATTGAGTCTGAGACAGAAACTCGTATTGGTCTAGGCGGATATACTTCAGCAGGGGCGGCTACAGGTATTAAAAAGGTTGATTACTCAATAGCCATTCAACTCTTTCACCACTCGGTTGAAAACAACGCTGAAGATGCTATGGCTGATTTTGATAATGTTATTGATAATCTTAAAAACCGTTTACGCTCAGATCACCAATTTGGTGATTCTAGTGGCGTACTTGTATGGCAAGCGGCAGAACCAGTTATTAACACTTCTTACGGCGAGCCAATGAGCGGTACTGGTACTGCTACCGAAACTTGGGCGATTGTAAGATTTGATGTTACCCAGATGATTAGCGCATAGGAGCGATAATGAAATTTACTTATAACGGAACAGATGAGCGCGTGTTTCCATCGCTTTCAATCGTAGTTCAACCCGGCGATAGTTTTGATGCGCCTGATAATTTCAGCGCGGCAAATGTTTTAGCACCAAAAGCAGCCCCAGACCCAACACCAACAGTAGGAGAGTAAAATGCCACTAGCACAACCATCCGTTAAATCGTATTTAGGCGTGGCCTTAGAAACGACAAAAGGAACACCTGTAACGGCTACAAACTTTGTGCCAGTTACCATGAACTCATTTAAGCCAGTTGATGTAATTGCGCCGCTTTATGACACAGGACTTCGCGGTTCAATGGTTGAAAACTATGCTTATCTTCAAGGCCGCAAGCACACAACAGTTGATTTTGGTGGCCCAGTCTTTGCAGACACAATCGGTTACTGGATTGCTGGCGTACTTGGCGATGTAACTACAACAGGTTCAACCGCTCCTTATACTCACGCTATTGCACTCAAGAACGCAGTAGGTGGCTCAGGAGATGCTCAGCCAAAGTCTCTTACAATTACAGACTTTTATTCAGCCAACACACGCCAATATCCGGGTGTTCAAGTAACAGATTTTGGTTTAACTTTTAACGCTGACGGTATGTTGGAATACGCCGTTAAGACTATGGGTTGGGCTTCTGTTACTACTAGCGCACCCGCTCCATCGTTCTCAACAGTTCTTCCTACTCAGGTATGGACTGGAACAGTAACAATTGGTGGATCATCCGTTGCTTATGTTCGCACAGGAACGCTTGACCTTTCCCGCAAGGCAGAAGCAATCTTTGGCGTTGGCAATACTCAAAACCCATATCAAGTATTCCTTGGCGCTCTTACCGCTAAAGGCAAAGTTACCTTTGTTATGCAAGATGACACAGAATTAACTCGCTATATCACCAATACTCAACCATCTCTTACCTTTAACTTCTCAACAGGCACAGGCGCGACTGCTACTCAGGTTTCTTTCACTCTTACAAAGGGTGCTTATGTCATGGGAGCAATTGAGCGTAACGCTGATTATGTTGAAGTAACCGTAGAAATTGAAGGCATTGGAAATACTACGGATGTTGGCTCTACTTCTGGATATTCACCTGTTAAGTTCACGCTTCAGAACGCTCTTCCAAGCGGAACATTCCAGTAACCACTAGAATCCTTGTGGGGTAGGCCGCCTTCCCCTGCCTCACAAGGCTATCCATAANGAAGGCAAGTTGGAAGGAAATCATGTCTAAAACTATTACTCTCCCATCAGGTAATACCGCAGTATTGCGCGACCCATCAACTCTTCGCGTTAAAGATCGCAAGAAGGTTGTTGCGGCGGCAAATGGTCAAGAAGGTTTACTTCAGGCTATGTCTATGACTGACGGATTAATTGCAGTTCTTATTGAATCATGGTCATTTGATTTAATTATTCCATCAATTCACTTGGCTTCGCTAGATGAACTTACAATGCCCGANTACGATGCTTTAGCGGCAGAAGCGGCTTATGCTCAAACCGCAATCTTTACAGACTTCTCTAGCACTCCAGCCAATCAAAACAACCCTGATAGCCCTTTAGGAGACTTGAACGCTTAAAGTGGATATTAAAAGGTAATCAAAGTAATGAGATATACGATTACCCGCACGAAGAGTATTTCTACTTTCTTTGCGCTAAAGAATTTGGGTGGACTCCACAAGAGACAGACGAACAACCAGCAAGTTTGGTTGATTGGATTGTTAAAATATCCGGCATAATTAGGGAGATTGAAAATGATACAGAATAATATCCCTGATGTAATGCTTGGAATAAGAAAGGCTCAAGTTAAAATTGATTTAGGCGCTATGAAAGCGCGTGATGAATTGATGACTAAGTTTACTCAACTTGCTAAAGAAGAAATTAAAGGCAAGCGCCAACCCGGTGAGAAAGCCNTATCTGGCAAACCGCCGATGAACCGCACAGGTAATTTACGCCGATCTATTAAAGGCGAAAAGGTGCGCCTTGGATTTGCTACCTATGCAGCAGTAGTTGGCCCAACAATTATTTATGGCCGCAGGGTTGAACTTGGNGGAGGCAACTGGCCTAATGGCACAAAGTTCCCTTATATGAAACCTGCATGGATTAAGTTTANACCTTTAGTATCAATTATTACCCGCAAGCACTTGGCTCTTTAGGAGGCTTATCATGGAGTTCTTACCACCAGTAATGATGGAAATAAAGGTAAAGGCTACTGAGGCTATTGCGGCTTTTGGTGAAGTCAATAAAGAACTTGCTAAAATGGAAAAGAACGGCCTTTTGGCTAGTGGCTCTCTTGCTAAAGTAGAAAAGGCTTCCCGATACGCTGGAATTGGTTTGCTTGCCCTTGGCGGTGCGTTTGCCGCCGTTGGAATATCAAGCGTTGAGGCTCTTGATAAAGTAGAGAAATCTCAGGCTAATTTAGAAGTTGCTATTAAAAATACTGGCGTTGCTTACGAAGCAGCCAAACCTGCCGTTGATGCTCACGCTAAGTCAATGATGGCGCTTGGCTTTACTTATGACGATACTTATGCCGCGTTAGCCAAAATGACTGCCGCTTCTGGTAGTCCACAATTAGCCCTTGATAGTCTAAGCGTAGCCGCCGATCTAGCCCGCGCAAAAACAATGTCTCTTGCTGATGCAGGTAATCTTGTTGCTCGCGCCTCTATTGGTCAGGCCAAAGGTCTTGGTGATTTAGGTATTGCTTTAGGTAAGACACTTCCTAAAGGCGCTTCAATGGCGCAAATCTTTAAGGCTATTGAAGATCGCGTTGGCGGTTCGGCTCGCGCATTTAAGAATACTCTTTCAGGCGGTATTGCAGTTGCTCAGGCTAATTTTCAAGCCTTGCAAATCCAAATTGGTACTGCTTTAGTTCCTACTTTAATTAAAGTTACAGACTGGATTACTAATCAAGGAATTCCTAAATTTGGTCAATTCTTTGGTTTAATTAAAAACAATATGGGATGGATTAAAGGCTTGGCTTTAGTTCTTGGTAGCGTATGGGCAACTGGCAAGATCATGGCATTTATTGGTGCTATTAAAGAAGTTATTACTGTTTACAAGACCTTAGCGGCAAGCGCGGCGGTAGCGGCGATGGCAGAAGCATTAGCAACAGGCGGCGCTAACTTAGCACTTGGTACTGCGGCTATTTTGGCGGCTGGCGGTGTATTTGCGGCGGCAGGAGTAAGTTATCTTGCTTATAAAGCAACAAACGCTCCAACGGCGGCAAGCCCTACACCGGGTTCAATGAAAATGCCTGTTCCCGGAACTCAACCTGCTAACCTTGCAGGTAAAGGCGTTACAAAAGTTCCTGCTAAATCTACGGCAACTATTCTGCAAAATGTTACAATCTATGCAAGCAATACTAATGATATTTCAAGTAAATTGGCTAAAGCCGCTAAAAACGGCATACCGCTAGGGGGTAAGTAATGACTGTTTCTACTTATCAATTTTCTTTTAATGGTCTTACTTTTGGTGCTGGTACTTCTTATGTTGTTGAAAATGTTGATGGATTAGGTGGAACATCTCCACTTCGTATTCAAGATGACAATCGTGGCTATATTGATGGCTCGTACTCTGGGCGCGATTTCTATGATGGTCGCAATGTTTCTTTTGATCTTCTTATTACTGGCGATGCAACACACAACGCTCAGTATTACTACAAGGCTTTACAAGCGGCTTTTGCCGTACAACCTCTTGGGTATTATGTAGATCCAACAGGCACTACACCAGCATCAAGCCAACTTCAATTATTTCAATATCAACTAACTAGCGATACTGGGCCAAAGCGTATGTATGGTCGCGCTCGCGGAATTACAACTTCAGTAAATCCTGAATTTGGATTTGGTTACATTATGTGTCGGGCTGAATTTTTCTTTCCCGACCCGCGCTATTACGATGAAACCGCCACAACAGGCACAGGAACATCTATTACCCTTAGCAATACTGGGTGGGCTACCTCTTGCCCTGTAATAACTATTGCCTCCCCTAGTGCAAGCGGAAACATTACAGACGGTACAACAACTATGTATTTCTCTAGTGTTCTCACTACATCTGCATTAACAATTGATTTATTGCAAAGAATTGTTTATACCGGAAGTTACCCTTCTCGTAATGTGCTTAATGCAAATACAACAGGCTGGTTATCTGTTGCTCCTAATACATCAAGCGTAACTTGGACATCTACCGTTGGGTCTATGTCTATTCCTTATAGAAATGCTTATGTATAATGTCCGATTTTCAATATGTAACAACTAACCTTTATCAATCAGGTTCAACGGCTAATTCAATTATTTCTGAGTTGCCTTTTACCAATGTGAACTTTACTCAACAACTTAATTCTATTGGTACATTTCAAGGCAATGTTTTACTTTCTGGAATCAATAGCGATGCTCTTAACGCTTACAACGGAACAATTCCTGCCAAAACAATTCTTTGGGTTATTTGGAATGGTGTGCCTGTTTGGTCTGGCGTAATTTGGCACAGAGAATACGATAGCGAATCTCAAATCTTAAGCATTACTGCACAAGAAATGATGAGCCTTTACCAGCGCCGTAGAATTGCTACAACCAAAGACTACACAACCGTTCCTAAAGATCCTTGTTATATTGCTCGCAATCTTATTCAGTATTCAGAGGCTCGCACTCACGGTAAAACTGGTATGACCTATGACACTACTCTTTACGGATCAACGGTTAGCAGAACTTACAATGGTTATGAATACAAGTCTGTATATCAAGCCATTAAAGACCTTGCACAGAATTACTTTGATTTTAAGGTATATCCAGATAACCCTATCTTTCACAGTAATAAATTAGTAAATATCTTTCAAATGGGCGTTCCTTTGGGAACTGTTTATAGCGCAACAGACCCCANCGGTCTAGTGTTTTCTTTACCCGGCAATATTGTTAAATATACATTTCCTGAAGATGGGCTTGCCGCCGCTAATACTCTTTATGGTTTAGGGTACGGTGCTAATAACACAAAGATAGTTTCTACTTATATTGATTCAAGCAAAATTGGTAGCAGTGGTGATTGGCCTTTACTTGAAGATTCTGTTAATTACATTGATATTAACAA